GAAGATGAACTTGACAAACCTGATATAAAGTCTAAAATTAAAGGGTTAAAGGCAACTTTAAAAAAGCCTGAACCCCCTGAGTTATGTTATCAACCGATAGCAGATGGAACTCAGGGCAACTTCAAACTTCCGAGAGAATGTGTATGGTGTCCTCACAAGCTAGAATGCCACTCGGAATCTAATAATGGACAAGGACTGCGTATCTTTGATTACGCAAGAGGTCCTGTGTTTTTCACGGATATGGTCAATGAACCAAGAGTTAAAGAGATAACCCATGAATGGAAAGAAAAGTAAACTAATACGTAAACGAGCAGAAGAACTTCAAATAGATTGGATAAATAGTTTATTAACAGAAGATACTGACAAAGTAACTCAACAAACTTTAAACCAAGCACTACCAGATCAAGAATATTATTACAAAGGATACACTATCCATCACTCATTTATGAATCACAAATGGGTAGAGAAACAATTAAAGAAAAATATAAATATAACTCTAGACGAGTTACTAAATAATCATGGCAGTTGAAATAAATTTAGATGAATTAAAATTAGAGGAACTACTGTTTATCGTAGGTGGTTCTATATTTCAAGGTAGTAATGCTGATGAAATAGAATTAGAAATACTAATGAAACTTGAAGAGTTACTTAGTATAAAGATTGATGAAAGATTGCATGGCATACCAATTGATGCTACAATACACTAAGGAGATACAATGGAATACAAATTTAACGAAGAAAATATCATACAACAAATACAAAGATATGTTGATGGTACATACGAAAGACATTATGCACAAGGTAAGTATCAAGCAACCGATATGATTATTGATGCAGGACATGGTAAAGGTTTCTGTATGGGTAACATTATGAAATATGCTATGAGATGTGGTAAGAAAGAGGGTGGTGATCCTGAATTAGATTTACTTAAAATTATTCACTATGCTATAATAGCCATAGCTTTAGAAGATACTGAGTATCATTTGGGAGACACAGATGATTAAAGAATATTTAGGTATTCAAATAGATTATAACAAAGATAAGAAACTAGATAAGTTTAGTATTGATACATTACAAGACAGATACTACTGGGAAAACGAACAGAGTCCACAAGAAGCTTTTGCAAGAGCTGCAGTTTTTGGAGCTACATACAAAGGTAGCATAGATTTTAATTTAGCACAGAGGTTATATAATTATGCATCCGATCATTGGTTTATGTTTAGCACTCCTATACTTAGTAACGGGGGAACAACTCGTGGCTTACCTATTAGCTGCTTTCTCAATTATGTACCTGATTCGAGGGTTGGTCTTTCTGATCACTATGATGAAAACATATGGCTCGCAAGTTCAGGTGGAGGTATCGGTGGATATTGGGGAGATGTTAGGAGTGATGGGGTGTCAACTGGCAACGGTTCTCGTTCTACTGGATCAATCCCGTTTATGCATGTCGTAGACTCTCAGATGCTTGCCTTTAATCAAGGCACTACAAGACGAGGAAGTTATGCTGCATACTCAGATATATCTCACCCTGAGATCGAAGAGTTTATTAATATGCGTAAGTCTTCTGGTGGTGATATAAACAGGAAGAATCTTAACTTGCACAATGCAGTTAATATAACTAATGAATTTTTAGAAGCTGTCAAGACTGATGATGAATGGAGATTGATAGACCCTAAAACTAATGAGCCTACTAAAGTTATTAGTGCTAGAGAACTATGGATGCGTTTACTTGAGACTCGTGCAGAAACTGGTGAGCCTTACTTAATTAATATAGATACATGTAATGAAGCTCTACCAGAAAAGCAAAAAGAGTTAGGTTTAAAAATTAATCAGAGTAACTTATGCTCAGAGATTACACTAGCAACTAATGATGAACGTACTGCTGTTTGTTGTTTGTCAAGTGTAAACTTAGAGTACTTTGATGAATGGAGAAATGACGAACAGTTTATCGAAGATTTAATTACAATGCTCGATAATGTATTAGAACATTTCATTGGAGAAATAGTGTACACAGATAAGTTAGGTGGTTACACTGCAAATTTTAAGAGGTTTAAAACATATGTTAAAGAAGGTAAAGAAGGGTTGGTCAAAGCTGCGTACTCAGCTTACAGAGAAAGGTCTATTGGATTGGGAGCTATGGGATTCCATTCTTATCTCCAGAGTAAAGGATTATCTTTTCAAGGTCTCCAACAAACTAGCATCAATAATATTATTTTTTCGCACATTAAATCAGAAGCTATTAAATCGAATAGGCTCTTGGCAGAGGCTAGGGGAGAAGCTCCTGATGTACATGGTAGTAACAATCGCAACGCTCATCTTTTGGCTATTGCTCCTAATGCCAGTAGTTCTATTATATGTGGTGGTACTTCCCCTAGTATTGAGCCATATCGTGCTAACGTATATACGCACAAAACTCTCTCCGGAAATTACAAAGTAAAGAACAAATACTTAGAAAAGCTTCTTAAAAAGAAAGGACTCAATTTTGTAGAAAGAGAAAAAGTATGGAAAGATATTTCAAACGAGAGAGGTTCTATACAAAATATTAAATTATTTAATAAAGAAGAAAAAGAAATATTTAAAACAGCAGATGAAATAAATCAATTACATTTAGTAGAACATGCAAAAATGAGACAACAATATGTTTGTCAAAGTCAAAGTGTAAATCTTTTTTTCGTACCTCCAAAAGCCACCGAGTCTCAAGAAGTGCATGATGAATTTTTACAATACTTAAATGATGTACATTGGTATGCTATGCATAATTTAAAATCATTATATTATTTAAGATCAGATGTTGCTAAGTCTGCTGAGAATGTAAATATAAGAATACCAAGAATTAATTTAGAAGACACAGAATGTATAAGCTGTGAAGGATAGAATATGACAGAAGAAAAATTTGATAATATGTATGAAGGAAGATTTGAAGCACTTCAAAAAAAGTATGAAGCAGAAGTGGCAATAGCTAAATCAGAGTTAAACACTTATTTTTCATTAGGTATGGGAGTAGCAGAACATCCCCACATAATTGAATCTATGGATTTACTTATGGAAAAGATGGCTAATGCTCAAGAAAAACTAGACCTACTACTCAAGGAGTTTTAATATGACAGATGAAAAGTTTAGCCAGTTTTGTAGGAGGATGTGGTTAGATCATTGTGATGAAAATAAAACACCATATTCTGAAACATACACAGAAGAAGAATATAAAAGAAAGTTTAACAAATGGTTACTAGCTCAATATGCTAGTCACAAAAATGGAGAATAAATGAGTTTACTAGGAACACAAAATTATTTTAAACCTTTCGAGCATCCTTGGATGTTTGATTACTGGGATTTACAACAACAGATGCATTGGATACCTAACGATGTGCCACTAAACACAGATGTAAAAGATTGGAACAATCATTTGACAGATGAAGAACGCAACTTAGTCAAGCAAATATTTAGATTGTTTACACAATCAGACGTAGATGTTGGTGCAGCTTACATTCATAAGTATATGAAATTGTTCAGAAAACCTGAAGCACAATTGATGATGTCCTCATTTGCAAACATGGAAGGCATACATCAAGTAGCTTATAGTCAGCTTTTAGAAACTATCGGAATGCCTGATAAAGAGTACAAAGCATTTGCTGAGTACGAAGAGATGGCTAACAAACATGAGTATCTCTTAGACTTCAAACCTACTCGTAATAACAAAGCAGAGATTGCTAAAGCTCTAGCAGTTTATTCAGCATTTACAGAGGGATTACAATTATTTAGTAGCTTTGCAATCTTGTTAAACTTTCCTAGATATGGTAAGATGAAAGGTATGGGTCAGATTGTTACGTATTCTATACGTGACGAGTCACTACACGTTGAAGCTATGACTAAACTATTTAGAGAGTTTATCAAAGAGAATCCGGATGTGTGGACCAAAGATTTAAAGAAAGAGTTATATGATATTTGTCGTAAGATGGTAGAACTAGAAGATAAGTTTCTTGATCTCGTGTTTGAGATGGGTAATCTGGAAGGACTTACTAAAGATGAAATGTATGCTTACAATAGATACATAGCTGATAGACGTTTACTGCAGTTGGGATTGAAACCAACCTTTAAACAAAAAGATAATCCATTGGAGTGGATTGATGAAGTGATAGGTGTCGAACATCAAAACTTTTTTGAAGGTAAGGCAACGTCATATATGAAAGCAGGGCTAAGAGGAAATCATGGAAGTTTAACTTTTACGGAATTGCAAAATGAAAAAGAATGAAGCCACATTGATTAGCTACAAATTAGTCATAGATCAAAAAGGTAAAGTGTATAGTGAACGTAGTATTAGTGATATAGATCAAATAGAAGAACGATTTAATCCTATTATGTTTAATACTTTGAAGACTACCTTACGAACAGCCAGTGCAGAGCTAGATACAATACATAACAAAATAGAAGCAGACTTGAATTGTAGAATACAGTAGTTACTTAGCTAGAGGATTTTTATTTTCATCTTCTAGTTTAGCTACATCTTTTTCTACTTCTCTAACTGCAATAGACAAGCCATCTATTTGTGACTGTAGTAAATTTAATGAATCTAGTTTAGCAATCACTCCTGTTTTTTCTGCATCTAAAGTTTTATTAATGTAAGATATAGAAGTATCTACAGCTTCAAATCTCTTTTCAATCTCTCCTAATCCATCATCTGTTTCTTCGGCTTTAATTATTTTAGCTTCAAGATTTTCTAGTCTATTAATATACGTAGCACCAGTATATCCAAACCCTGCTAGAGTTCCAACGATACTGACTAAAGCAATAAGCTGTGTCGTTTTATTTTCAAACCATTCCATATTATTTCTCCGTTATAAGTTTGGTTGCATGTTTATCATGTCACCTAATGTTGTAAGACTAGCACCTGCTAATCCATAAAAAGCTTCTGTGTTATCATCAATCATAACCCCAGTATAAATTGAACGAGGTTCGTACCAAGTATCTTGTTGAGGTATCTGTACATTTCTGTAATCATCAAAGCCTACAACGTATCCTAAGTATGCAACTAAAGTAGACTCATCACTGTACTGTCCAGTTTCTTCTTGTTCAGTCTCTGCTTGTTCTTGTTGCTGTGCTATATTCTGTGCAACTATTTGATCTGCAATTTGATCAGCTTCACTAACTGTCATAACTCCTGATATGGCAGTATTTATCTCACCCTGCATATCTTGGACCTGAACATCTGCCATTGCAACTTGTGGAGTGCCATCTATGTTAGGCATAATATTAATAGTTACATTGGTTGATGTAGTATTTAAGTCTGAACTCATAGACAAAACTTGTTGATTTTGTGCAGATGCAGACACAACTTGGTCTGAAATGCTTGGAGAGTTCGTTGTACTGATTCCACCAGTGGATGAAATAGAAGACCCTGAAGACCCGTTTACACCAGAGGTAACCGTAGATACTACTCCGTTCCTATTCGTTCCACTGGAGCCACCTATGGAGCTAGAAACACTATCTCTAGCAGTACGAATAGTACTAGCTACAACTTCTAGTGCAGATATTCTTACTGAACTTTTTTCTTGGTTTATTTCTTCTTCTTCGGCTTCGGCAAAAAGTTCTTCACTACTTTCTGTAATCTCGATGATTTCATCAGCTTCTGCCAACTGTTCCACGTCTTCTTCAAACCATTCTTCAATTTCTTCCAAAACTTCAACAAGTTCTTCTTCATCTCTTTCATCATTTCTAAATTCATTTTCGAGTTCCTCTCGTATTATATCAAACTCAAATACTTCTATCAAGTTAGTTGTTGGGATAAATGCAACAGGTTCATCAAGTATATCTAAACTTACAATGTATTCTTCTTCAATACTTGGTAGAGCTTCGTAAGATTCTTCAATAAATAATTCTTCAAAGTATATTTCTTCTTGAGGTTGCTCAAACAATACTATAAAAACTTCTTCTTCATAGTTTGGTTCAACAAACACATAGTCGTCTATTGGTTCTTCATACCATTCTTCTTCCAACAAAAAGTCTTCAAAGTATTCTTCTTCATATCCATAATCAAACTCGTCTTCGACAAAGTATGCTATGGATTGCTCTTGCTGATAACCGGCACAAAACGGAGCATACTGTGGGTCTTCATCACACTGCTGATCATCATAGGCTTCCCAATAACTAGGACAAGTAGTATCGTATAAAGGATTAAGACCACACTGCTGATTTAGATAAGCTGCTGCGTAGCCAGAACAACTAGCATCATTCAATGGGTCACTACAATCAGTAGCATTTCCTGAAC